AGCGGCCAATTCTTTGCCGGTAGGTGCTGTCTTGGATGGTTCACCCATCTGACTAAAGAAGGCCTCCGGTGCTCCTAGTGGATCACCCTTTTGTACCTTCCCCAGTGCGGCCCTTACCGGTGCCCCTGTATACCTATCGACGACTTCACCTAGCTCTACGGCCTCTTCCAGGGCGCTGCGACCAGCTTGCTTTAATGCCCCTACCACTGTTCCACTTTGGACAATGTCTTCCATATATTCTTTTTCATATCTTTCTTTATTTGGGTCTGCATTATGTTGGGCCGTTAAGTCTTCCAATAGCTTTCTCTTAAAGCTAGCGGGCAAGGCGTCAATAGCTTGCTGGTTTTCCCTATTCACCACTCCGCTTTCTATGGCCGCAAGGGCCTTTTTCCTAACCTCCAACGGCACGGCCTTAAGCTCTTCCATCGGATCAACCGTAGGTGTTGGCGTTGGAATTGGAGTTGGGGTTAAGGTTTCAGCCATTATTTTGCTCCTACTGCAGAATCTTTTTCATCAAGCGATTGCCTGAGCATATCAATGCTACCGAGGTTTCCCGCCTTTTTCTGGGTTTGGGTGGGCCCTTTCTCTTCTGCCACCATTTGCTGGGGGGCGGCCGTTTTATCGAATTGGAAAACTGGTGAATCTAGAAAGCTTTTCCCATCTCCACTATAACTTTCAACCACTGCAGCGTCATATCCCCGCATAGTGTTATCGACTGCATTCTGCAAGGTATCTCTGATTAATTGAAGAGCAAAAACAAATTCTTTATCAGTCCCCGCGCCTTCTAGCTCTTCGATCATTCTTTCGGCCTCATTTTCTGAAACGGCCCCGCCTGATCTGATCTTTAATAATTGGTTTTTCAAACTTGATTTAAGCTGTCTTACCTTTTTTGCATCTTTAGTTGATATCAATGTAGGGATAAATCCCCCTGCGCCAATACCAGGAATATCAACTTCCAATTCATCCGAGGTGGTTTTGATGCCTTTCTTTATTCCTAATTTTTTAAATTGATCATCAAATTTCTCAAGTACCGTGGTTATACCTAAGGCGTTACTTTTATCTATGGCATTAGATAATTGCCTTTTACCCCGTCTTAACTCTTTGGGGGACATTCCACCGGATTTCAACCTTTCTAATTCTAGCTGGGATTTTTCTTTTTGGGCCTCTGCCTTTCCAATATCTGCGGTTAGCTTACGGCCTTTTAGCAATCTTTCCTCTTCTTCCTTTTTAGATGGCAGCTTGAAGGTGTTGCCCATAAAAACTAGATTTTCTTTTCCACCCTTCAACTCTTTAAATTGCACCGGATTAACTTGTTGCAGCTGGGAGGGCGTAAGTTTTCTTAGCTCTTCAATAGTATATGGCCTCATCTTTCTTTCTATCGTTAGCTTGCTTTTCATGGTGGGAGTAAGATACCCGCCTGCAAATTGCTCCCTTTCGCCTTTCTGAAATCCCGCTTGCTCGGTGGCCATTTTTTGCTGTTCGAGTTGCTCCCCTTTTTGTTGGGTTCCAATCTTACTTTGGGCCAATTGCTCTTCAACTATTTTGGCCTTATCCCTGTCGACAGGAATCTGCATAACGGTGCGGGCCAGATTGAAAAAACTGCCTAGGTCCTGCAAGCTATTGCGCGATTGGACCGGCTTCATTACTTCTGCCATTATGCCATCTCCCCTTTGGGTCGAAATGAACCATAAGACTTAAATCTCCGATCCATTTCTAAAAATATATTATTAAGCTCAGGGAATAGTTGCTCGGCCATTTCTGGGTTTTGCTCCCTTATGGCGTTCATATCCCATTCTGCCACCCTTGCCGCTAGCGCTAAATCATCATCTGAAATATCTGGTGCCTGGCTTTCCTGCCTTCTGCTTATTGCATTATCCACAGGTTTGGCCGATTCATCTTTACCGCCGCCTGTTACCTTGCTAACTAAACTTACCGATTCTATTGCATCGCCTAGCGGGTTGGCGGTAGGTGCCGGAGTTGAAACCTGGCTACCACCTCCACCGGTTGGGATAGCGCCAGCCTGGCCTTGTTGACCTTGGGCCGCGTTTAGACCTTGGGGATTACCATATATAGTCGATATCGCCCCCATGGCTTTTCCCATGGCATTATCTTGTTGTTGCGGCCTCATCACTTGAGATTTGCGCCTGCGCCTTTGTTGAGCCATTTTTGAACCCCTTTAAAATAATTTCGGTCTAGAAGGAAAACCACCACCACCGCCGCCACCAGTGATATTCTGAATAGGCGCGGAAATGGCCGAGAAAGGACTGCTGCTTCCACTGATTCCTGGTATTGAAGGCATTCCCCCGCCGATTCCACCGCCGCCTGCACCAAAGATTTTATCCAGGTACTCTTTAAAACGAGCAATAATTGGCGTGTTCCCCGGTTCGGTAATGCTCCCGGCCAGTCCTTCCATTGAAAAGGATGAGCCAAAAAGGGAACCAAATAGATCGGTGGGCTTCCCTTGCTGGTGTTGCAAGTAAGCTATATTTGCATCATTTACTCTTTTATCTTCATCAAGCTGGGATTTATTTAAATCGAGCTGGTCAAATTGCAATTTCATTTGCTCGTCAAACATCCCTTTTTGGAATTCATTTTGGGTGGCCATCAACTCTTGTTTCGTGGCCTTATCAATGCCCATTAATTCGATTTGGTTTATTTTCTGTTTTTCCGTCATCTCACGTGAAAATATATTTTGCTTCTCTTGGGCCGCGGACTGCGCCTCTATCCCTCTTTCCTGTAGACCAGTTTGGAATTCCCTTTGCTCTTTTACTTCCTGCCGCCTTCTCTTTTCCCTGGCCTCGGCCACCTCTATTCCCTCAACCCCAGATTGCTCTTGTTTAGCAATATCGGATTGGGCCTTTTCCTGCAATTTAACAAAGGTCCCCGACCCAAGCCCCCCAGCAGATCTTGCTTGTTGCCTTTTAATGGCCTGCAGTCGTCTTTCCCGCTCTTCTGCCGCTTGGGATTTAAGACGCTTCCTGGCCAAAGAAAATTCATCTTCCTGCATGTTTATTGCTTCTGCCATCATCTAAATCCTTTGCGATTATATGCGTACTTTAACCAGTTACATTTAAATTTTTGGCCCGCGGTATTTTGATTGGTAAACTTAAATTGAATTCTTTTTCCTCTTCTCTTTCCTAAGAATACCCTAAAATCTTTCTCTACCCCAGCGGCCCCCCATGTCTGGACCCCCCAGATCATTGAATTCCAGGTGTTGGTGTCTGGGTTAAGGTCAATTACGTGTTTATTACCTTCCCCAGAATCGGAGTCAACGCGTGCTAAAACATCCATTTTGTAATTGCCCGATGTTTCAGCTAGGAAATTCAGGTAACGAAAATCTTTCATGTAATTTTCATCACCCTTGAAACCGGTAAACTCTTTAGTCCAGTAATAAGAGTTAATGGCCGTTGATTCATCCTGATATGTATCAGTGTTTAGCTCGTAAACAAAACCATCTTCCAAGCTACTGGCCCCATAAAGCTTGCCATCATATGTGGTGAATTGGGATATTGCCAAACCCGTCCATGGGGCCCAGGCAAATCTTTGCACTTTAGATAGATTATCAACATCATAATTTAATACATATACTCGGTTATTAGTCGTTTGAGTTGTTCCATAAGTAACACTGAAATATACTTGGTTTTTAAATTGAATGGCCGAGATGTTTTTTAGATATGCTTGCTGGATTAAAAACATCTGGTCTTCTATTTTCTTAGATTGCAATTGCCCGCCCGCTGTCAAAACGGTAAGGAATGTTGCACTCGGCTCTATCGCGTTCCCCACAATGGAACCAAAGCCCGCAAATATACCTCTTTCAGTTGCAGGGAATAAAAGACGGTCTTGAAAGGGTATTAAGCTAAAAGGGGATTTAGACCCATAAGGAACCCTCATGATAACCGTGACCCAATTGGTATCAGTCGTATTAGGCATATAAATGAAACTCATGGTTTCATCGCCAGTAACGATTATCCCATTATTGTAGGCCACCACGCCCCTACTGACATCGGCGCTATTATCGCCAATCAACTTAAAGTTTTCCGCCTTAACCACGTAAGGATTACCCAGCTCTGAATACCAAATATAATTAGGATTGGCCGGGTCCAGAAAAAATAACCGATCTTGGGTGTAAGCTATCGCCTCATAAGATGGCGGAACGCCTTGATCCGTTGGTGCCGCAGTGGTCAACTCACTATCACTCTTATTATCAACTAAAGACGTGGTGGTATTATCGTTTATAGTTGAGTGAAGCTTGAACGCCGTCCCGCTAGTTTCAGTTCTATAGACCCTTCTAGAAGATACCCCCCATGAAACAGGGGCGACTGGGATAGATGAAACCAATATCTCTTCACTAGATGCTGCAAAGGTCGTGTTAACAGGCCCCACGTCACTTTCTACCGCCAAGCTATTCACGTAAGTGATCTTGTACCGGTAATCACCTGTAATAGTCCCATTGGAGTTAGTTGCGGCCGTGTGAGTGGCCACCGGTGGGTAAACACCATGCCGGGTAAACTCGACGCCATCATATTTATATGGGATCGCCTGGCCGTCACCTACAAATAAATGATTTTCATATTGAGCTGCGCAGACTCGATTACCCGCAGTAAAAACCGATTGGGCCGAGCCGATAGTAATAAAGCTGGTGGCCTGTAAATCAAAACCAGTTCCATTGGCGAAAACCACCATCGTTTCGCTACCATCATTGGCCTTGCGGGTATAAAGCCCATCGGCGGCAAAAGACCCAAAGGCGGCGGTATTGAGCTTAGAGCTCCCGCCCCTGGTTTCACATGATCCATCACGGAAAATTACATTGAGGCAATCAGGTGTTTCATTGTCTGGTAATAGCGACCTCGGGAAATTAGAGTTTAGGCCCCCATCCATGGTTATTCTACCATCGCCAGTACTGGGGTAGATTTTCATGTAAGGGTTCTTGGCCATTATCTAACTCCCAAAATAGAGTTTTGAAACATCTCTTCATTTTTCACTATAGCGTTTGAGTCACCTCGTTTACGTCTGGCCTTCCACTTTCTGGCCTTCAATAGTTCTATGTTCCACCGTTTTTCATATTCTCGGTATATTGGTTGATTGGTATCTTTAATGGCCATTTCTTTTAGAAGGTAATTCTTTAGCCCTGGGTGGTATTCACTGGGTACCTCTAGTGCGGATGTTATATTGGCCAATTGGATTGGCTCGGCATATCCCCAAATCTCTAAGGTTTTAGTGTCATCGGGTATTGGGCGTAAGTGAATATCGTAATCCCAAATTTGATAATATAAAGGACTGCCTGTGTCTGTAGTAGAAGAGTTATTAATAGTAATAGCATCGTCATCACGAAAATCAATCGGATGAAGTTTTTCACCATCATAGGTTATGCGCTTGATAGAAATTATATTGGCCGGGTAATCATATTCTCTTTGATTAACCACGGTGGTGGTTGAAAATCTTTTTTCTATAATTAGACCTGCGTGGACCAATTCCATTTGCGCTTCATAGAGCAATGTTAGAAATTCGGCCTCGGTCCAAAAAGTATCATCATCGGCATTATAGGCCCTTCTGGCTGCCGTTATTACTTCGGTTGGGGTCATGTCACCTCCGTCCATTGAGTATTGGATCGGTCATCTGCATCTGTTGATGGCCTTGTCCAAATATATTTATATCCGGCAGAATCCATTAGTATTTGATCTGTCGCTTCGCCATCTATCGTTTGGGAGTTATTGATTTGCTTTAGGTACTTTTTCTCTAAGGCGTCACTGAAACTCTGCGTGTTGGTTATTAGTTTAAAGACGCTGGTAATGAAATCGACTGTTCCAAATCCCCAGGTCTCTTCCCACTCCATCGTGTTCCATAATGAAGCGGGACCTGCACCTAAAAAGTTGAGGGTATTAGCAATGGAAATAGTATGATCGGCCATTTATACCCCCCCATATTTTAGACCTCTTAAGACAGCGTAAGCTGCATCGTGACTTCTAGTGTATCACTTGCGCCTTTGTTTATCACGTCTTCGGTATCTCGGTTTAATAGCGTGCCACCGGTACTTGACGAAAAGAGACCATACTCGGTAATGGCCCCAGTCCCCGACCCGGTGGCAAAAGTGGCCTTGACCTGAAAGATCTGATTACTGATATAACTTACCGTGCCAGTATGCCTTGAGGCCTCCGCACCTAAGGCGGTATTGCTTGCGGCCTCGGCCGTGGTATCGGTCCCTATAGCTATATAGCGCATAGTAAAAGTAGAGGCGGCCGCAACGGCCGAATTCATAAAGGAGGCCAGGAATTCTTTCCCATTGTCACAGACAATATTATGGCCATCCCTCGTTTCTTTAATCTCACCTTGTGGGCCTCTCAAGACCGTTTTCCATTGTCCTACTAGCTTTATCTCGTCGCCCATCGGTGCCCCCTAATTATTTCTTTTTTTGACGTTTTTCTCTTTC